ATTCCAGTAACATCACTATCATTACTTAATAAATTATATATTGCTAATCCTACTTTCATATTAATATCCTAATCTTCCATATTTATTTAATCTTTTAGCATGGCTTTTAATTGCCCGATCAAAAACTATTTCTGCTTTCCTTATTCCATCTTGTATAATAATAGGTTTTGATGAATCCCATGCTGGATTTAAAAATGGCTGGTCATTCCCATATCCTTTCCCTCCAAATTTAACTTCACTACCATACTCAACAAATGCTCCATAAAATCCAGTTTTCTCTTTGCTTCTAAATGCTCCTCTTGTTCTTAGTCCTACATATCCCCCATTTGCTCTTCTGGATGCTTTAGTTGTGAAGAATCCAATACTTTTTTTAATTTGATTGCTCCAATTATATTGACCGGCATTAGCTTTAGCATCTTTAACTAATGGCTTTGTTACTTCTCTCCAGAATCTTGTCCAAATTTGAGTTTGTTTTATTTGTCTTGGCAATTGGTCAAACATATGTTGGATTTGTTTGATTCCCTCAACTCTAAATTTATCTTCAACATTTGTTCTTATTGTGTTTGCCATATTAACTTGTAATTGTTGTTGGAGTATCTGTACTCCAAGCAGTATTATTTTGTAACGTTCCAGAATTGTTATTTGTTGATGAATCTTTTAATGTTGTGCCAGTTCCCTCATCATTTAACCAATATCCAACAAGATTGCTCTCAGCAATTAAATCTGTTGGCACTCCACTATTATAAAAACTTGTAACTTCACTTGCACTTAATTCTTTATTAAATAATGCAAACTGAGTTAAGTTCCCATCTAAAACAACAGAGTTAGATGTTCCAGATAATAAAGCATTAGATGAATTTCTCATGGCAACATAAGTTCCAGTTGTTGTTCCAGTTCCACTTACCAATGTGCCATTTAAATATATTTTTAAATCTGTATCATCTGCACCTCCATCATATGTTGCAACTAAATATCTCCATCCCCCAGCTGCTGGAGTAAATTCAATATCATTTCGGATTGTTCCTCCATTTGTGCTATCTTCTAATTTAAAAGATAATGTTGTGCCAGTATATGATAGATAATATTCTGTATATT